GATGATTTGTATGAAGAGCTACTGTGGGATCCTGACGATGAGTTACAATTTACTCACGATGGTCACAAGATCATCATCACTAACAAAACACAGGAGAACAACAAATGAAATTCGGATTCACCCCTGAGGCAGAGATCCTCAACGCACGACTGGCAATGATTGGTTTTATTGCTGCTGTTGGTGCATACTTCACCACTGGTCAAGTTATCCCTGGCGTCTGGTAATAAATAAAGTATATCGTCGCCGCTAGGGAGAGTCTGGTCAGCATCAGACATCTCCCTCTTTTTTTGCTTATGAAAGACTTCATTGGAATTTATCCAAATGCAATGCCTGATGATACTTGTGAAGAGATCATTGATTGGTTTGAAGAGAATCCTCAGTATCACAAACCAGGGCAAGTATCATCCAGAGTAGGTGCAGAATTAGAAGTAGTTAAAAAAGTAAAAGATTCTACAGACATCGCGATGTACTTTCAGGATGATGTCTGGGTGAATCGTCGTATGGAAGAAGCAATATCTAGAGGAGTTGTACCATACAAAGATGAGTATTATCATCTCAACGAAGGACCTATATGGAATGTCGTTGACACATATAACATACAAAGATATTATCCTGGTCAAGGATTTCACATTCCACACCATGAATACAATCCAACCTCGAACCAGTTGTTACTGGCATGGATGGTATACTTAAATGATGTTACTGATGGTGGGGAGACTAGATTTGTTTACCAGGATATGAACATCAAGCCAAAAAAAGGTACGCTGGTTATATGGCCAGCGTACTTTACTCATGTTCATCATGGGATTGTTAGTCAGACGCAAACGAAATACATTGCGACTGGGTGGCACAGATATTATGCCTGAGCTTCTGTCCAGGAGAACTTGAAGTCAGCAGATCTTGCTTGGTTACCGAAACCACCAGCGATGTTGGTAACACGTACAGCGAGAACCTCAGGACCATCTGGGAAAATTCCAGTTGGGAAGGCATCATCGAGTGTACTCTTACCACCACCTAAGATGCAGTTGGAGATCTCCTTAACTTCAGTTAGTGGAACTGTAGATGCACCAGCACCAAATCCTCCAGCGTCACCAGCATAGAATGCATAAACAACTTCTCCACCAACTAGTTCTGCGTTGTTACCTAGGACTGCATATTGTGCTAGTGATGTACCACCAACGTCTAGCCATGTAGCACTGGTATCACACTGGGGATTGAGCAATAGTTCTACGAAGAAAACTCCGTTAGCAACAATCTGACAATCTCTCATAACCAATTGCATTCTGTTGACTAGTTCTCTAGCACCAAATCCTCCAGTAAGTCCGTTGTCAACAGCAGGGGCAACACGTAGTGCTAGGATACCTTTGGTTGCACCAGAACTAACGTTTCTTCCTGTTTTAGTTCCGACAGAATAGATGTATGCTCTATCTTCATCGTACTCACCTTCCATAATGACCGAAGAACCCCAGTGACTGATCTGTGGAACTGATGTTGGTTTCAGTAGTTCGATACCAATAGGTCTGGTCTCACTGAATGTAAATGCACTAGCAGCACCTGTTCCTAGTTGTGGGAATGTTACATCAGCACCAGTTGCTGTTGCTGTTGCCGCTTGACTTAGGATGATTGTAGTACCAGTGATATCTTCTACTGTTGCATTGTCAGGAATACCATCGCCAACAACTAGTTGTCCGATCTGAATACCAGTGGAACTTGCAACAGTGATAGAGGGACTACCATCACTGGTGTTCATTGTTGTGGTAGCACCTGCTTGCTCTCTGGTTACACCAGTGAATGCTCCAGACTCTGCAACTGCTAATGGAGACAGGGAAGAACCTGTTTGTGCAACGATAGAGATAGGAGTAGAACTACTAGGAGTTTCTGTGATAGTAAAGGAAGTTGCATTTGGAACTGTTGCAACGTAGTATGTTCTATCAGCAACAATGTTAGAGAATGGTCTATCAAATCTAATTGTTTGAACACCATTTCCTTGAAGACCAGAGGAAGATGCAACTTGAATTGTATTGCCAGCAGATTCTGTTGCAATAACATCTTGCTTGAATGATGTAGTACCAGTGTAGTTTACATATTCAATGTCAGCAGTGGAAGCAGAATCTGTCTGTCTAATTCTAAGTGTTCCAGAATCAGGGAACAATTCAGGTGCTTTGTCAACATACAAAACACTAGCACCACTAGAGATATCAGTGGTTGCTGTAACTGATGGGCAGATAGTATTAACTTCATAACGAGCAGGTAGGTTACCTGATCTCATGTATGCTTCAGTGTTGAAGTTGTTGTTAGGAATCTTGTGTGCATAGATAACGTCACCATCTGCAGCACGGAATCCCCAGCGGATGAAACCAGCACCATACCAAGAGTAGTCCATATAGAACATCTGCATCTTGGTGACATCTAGTGTGTAACCAGACTTACCAGTACCATCACAGCGGTCTAGGTTCCACTCACTCTGTCTCCAGATAGCTTCTTCTGTTTTAGTGATAGGAACGTTGATATCAGACTGACCACGATAGTCAGGGAAGATAACAATCTGTGTGTCTGAAATGATACCATCAACGCGGTAAGAAGAACCACGAAGAACAACATAGTCACCAACCTTCAGTTGCTTTGCAAATCTTGTAGAAGCACCATTGACACCAGTGTAACTAGAAACAACAGAACTTCCTTGTGTTACTGTTGCTTTACCAGATAGTTGGAACGTAGAAGTTCTACGTACTACTTCAATTTGACCATGAGAGTATCTAAAGAAGATACCATTTTGTTGGTCCATCATACCAATTTCAAGGTTAACACCATAGGCATTAATTGGTGTTACTGTATAACTTCCACCTGCAACACTTACAGATGGAGCAGCGAGTGTAGTATACTTAAATGTAAATGCGTCAATGACTTCAGTTACTGTAAAGGTTCCATTGTAATTATTGTCGTCACAACTACGGACATCAATTTGAGATCCTCTAGTTATATTGTGAGCAACTGTTGACACTACTGTAACTGTAGTACCAGATGCTGAGATGCTATCAATGTTTTCAATAGCAGGAGCAAGGATAGAACCAGTAGAGAATGCTACACCCTTACCAGACTGATAACGGAAGTAACGTTTGGTCTGTCTGATTGCCTGTTGGTTTTTTGAAATAGAGTTGGTAGAGAACTTAACACCACCATCAAATGCTCTGTGAATTGAGTTACCTTGTGGTCTAGGATATAGTTTTGCTGTTCCACTACCAACACCACCTGATGGTGCTGAAGTTGGATAGTATTCAAAGATTGTTGGAGACTCAACTGTTGCTACAACCCAAGATCCATTTACATTGTTACCATTGGATCCAGTAACAGCAATCTCGTTACCTACTTCCAGACCATGAGCATTGGTACATACAACTCTAACCTGTCCATCACCAGGAGCAGATAGGGTCAGTGATCCACCGATATCAGATCCTGTGTAGTGTGCTCCAGTATAGACATTGGTTCTACCAGAGATTTGAATAGAGCTGTTGCCTTGAGTCCATGCAAATGATGCAGTGTAACTAAATTGGTTGGAGTTTAGAGAACCAGATCCAGCAGCATCAATAATGAATACACCATTAGCAGCAGGGAATGTAGTATCCTGAACAAAAACAGCAGAACCAGCGGCAGGTAGAGGAGTTTGGTTGGTGTCTACAGTAACTCTAATAAGTTTGCTATCAGTAAATGCTTCAATCTGAGTAACTACTAGAGCTGTCTCGGATTTATAAGCAAATGGGTTGTTGTTGATCATTGCCAACGCTTCCCACTTCGTACCCTGAGTACCATACTCAAAGTCAGTATCAATCTGTGACTGAGGATTAGAAACTCTTTGCTTGTTAACAGAGTCCATGTAGGTCTCTGCTGGTTTGATTGTTTCTTCAAAATCGTCATAGACAATCTGAAGTTTATCAGTGTCTGCCATAGACGTGGTGTCATATGCCAGAGTAACTCTAGTGGTAGTTACGTTACGGATATCAGTTTCAATCGAATACGCAGTGGCAGTAAGTTCTGGGTCCGAGAAGTTATAGATGATCTTATTATCTGTTACGTTAGTAATAAGAGTCAGCTGCTCCCTTTGGATACCACCAGGAATTACCACCTGTCTTGCGGAAGCATCAAAAAGATAATAGTTACTCTTAATGGATTTTCTCGCCATTACTTAGTGCCTCTGTCTGATTAGTCTTTGCTGTATCTATTTATCAGACACCGTATCTAGTACGAGTAGCATTGAAGTTTTGGGATACTTCTGCAGCAGTCAATACTTTATTATAAATTCTAAATTCTCCAATCTCCATATCATGTCCAGTGAAAGCGTTGTCGCTATGCTGTCCTGATAACACTGTTGTTCCAGCATCAGCAACAGTGCCAGAAGAACCATTTTTATATGCAGTATAACTACTAGCAAGTTCAAAGTCGGCAAGACCATTATATGTGATTACATAATGCTCCCAATCATTGTTGGTGAATGTAAATCCAGCGTCAAAATTAACTCCTCCTCTAAATCCAAAACGTATCTCATTAGATAGGTTTCCTCCTCTAGTGATAGACATTCCTAGATCGGAAAGTGATTGCCCCTGTCCAGCAGGTTTTAGTGTGGCAATAAATGCCTGAGCAGTCTCTCTAGTTTTGATCCACATCTCTATAGAAAAAGAAGTGCTCCATGTGTAATCAAATAGAAGTGCTTGACCTGGGCTGGCATCAATATCAAGATTTCCATTGTTATTAACAAAAGCACCCAGGTTCAATGTGCCAGGGTAAGAACTACTTGAGAGGTTCTTGACTGTGGTTGGTAGTGAGAATTTGGTTTTATATCTATATGCTGATCCAGAATTAGATCCATTATCATCATTTCCTAAAGCACCAACAACAATTCTATCATTTCCTACTGCGACTGAACGTCCAAGTAAATCAGAAGTAGTAGCATCAGCAGGAGATATTTTTGTTAACAGATTTCCATCAAGGTCAAAAACGTATACTAATCCAGCATTAAATGCAATATCATCATTTCCACTAGCACCAACAATAATTTTATTATTTCCTACTGCTACTGACCACCCAAAATTATCAACAAAACCACCAGAAACTGTTAGTTTTGCTAACTGGTTTCCATCAAGGTCAAAAACATATGCTGATCCAGAATCTGTTTCACCATCATCATCAAAAGGAGCACCAACAACAATTCTATCATTTCCTACTGCTACCGAGTATCCAAATTCAGGGCGACTGCTAGAAGAACCATCAGAAGCAGTTATTTTAAATAATTCATTTCCATTAAGGTCAAAAACATATGCTGATCCAGTATCACTTCCATTATCATCATCATTAGTAGCACCAAGAACAATCCTATCATTTCCTACTGATACTGAGTATCCAAATTCATCACTATGACCATAATCAGAAGCAGTTATTTGTGTTATCAGATTTCCATTAAGGTCATAAATGTATGCTGATCCAGCATTAGGTTGATTCTCATCATCCCTAGGAGAACCAACAACAATTCTATTATTTCCTACTGCTACTGTGTATCCAAAAAAGTCACTAAAGTCAGGTACAGGAGCTGTTAATGTTGCTAATTCGTTTCCATTGAGGTCAAAAATATATGCTGATCCTTTTCTAATATCTTTGTAATAGGCACCAACAACAACTCTATTATCTCCTACTGCTACTGACCACCCAAAATTATCATCCTCAGCAGCATCAGATGCGGTGAGTTTAATCTCACCAGTTCCATCTAGATTATAAATGTATGCAGATCCAGAACCATCAGCATTATCATCATCAAAAGGAGCACCAACAACAATTCTATCACTTCCTACTGATAC